GGAGATATTATTCCGCGAATCGTTCGCAGAGTGGACATCCCAAAAAATAGTTCTTGACTTTTACCTCAGTTTTTCGTATAATATACTCTACATTTTCGGAGAAGTTTAAATGCTAAGAGAAATCGTGCCACCAACGGTATGTCCGTCATGCAGTGGTGAGCTTGCTTTTGTCCGCGATATTCTGTACTGTCATAATAGTCATTGTAGCGCGCAAAAGGCAAAAAAGATTGAACACTTTGCAAAAACTCTGAAGATTAAGGGCTTAGGCCCTGCAGCTATCGAGAAGCTAGGACTAAAAGATTTTGACGAGATTTATAGTTTAAGTCTTGAAGAAACTATTTATTGTCTTGGCTCTGAAAAGTTGGGGCAAAAGTTGTATAATGAAATTTGGAACTCTGCCTCCGCCCCTCTCGATATGGTACTACCTGCCTTTGGTATTCCTTTAATCGGAAAAACGGCAACGATGAAGCTGTCTGAGACTGTGCAATCTATTACTGAAATTACACCAGACACTTGTAAGCGTGCCGGATTGGGACCGAAAGCAATTGAAAGCCTGTGCGACTGGTTGGATAAAGAGTTTTATTGTTTTTATGATGGTGTTTTACCGTTTGACTACAAGTTTATTCCCCCAAGCGCCCTGCCGACATCTAAGGTTAGTGGAGTTGTCTGCATAACTGGAAAGCTTAAGAGTTTTAAAACTAAAGCTCAAGCAGGTACAGCACTTGTTAATCTTGGCTATATAATAAAGTCAAGTCTGACAAAAGATGTAACGATTCTCGTTAATGAGAGTGGTATTGAATCGGCAAAAACTAAACAAGCCAGAGAATCTGGTATTGAAATAATCACGGATTTACAATCCTATTTGGAGAAAAAATATGGCACTTCCTAAGTGGACTGACGAGCGTACTGCTGATCTTACTTCCTTTGTTGGAACTGAGTCCCCAGTATCTCAAGAAACTGTAGCTGAAGCAGCTGATCGATTGGAGACTTCCACTCGTTCTGTTTCTTCTAAGCTGCGAAAGATGGGCTTCGAAGTAGAGCTGGCATCCGCCCGCGCTTCTAAGTCTTTCTCAGAAGCACAAGAGGCAACTCTTGTTTCTTTCCTCGAAAGCAACAGCGGTGAGTATACTTATGCTCAGATCGCTGATCACTTTGAGGGTGGAGCTTTCTCTGCCAAGCAATTGCAGGGCAAGATCCTTTCTATGGAGCTGACTGACCATGTCAAGCCTGCTCCTAAGGTTGAGTCTGTAAAGACTTATTCAGCAGACGAAGAAGTTACCTTTGTTAGCATGGTTAATGATGGTGCATTCGTCGAAGCTATTGCAGAAGCTCTTGGACGCTCTGTAAACAGTATTCGTGGTAAGGCTCTTAGCCTTCTGCGCTCTGGCGATATTGATGCAATCCCTCGTCAAGAGACAACTAAAGGCACTTCAAAAGCTGATCCTTTTGAGGACATTGCCGATATTGCTTCTATGACTGTAGAGCAAATTGCAGAATCCATCGGCAAAACCGCCCGTGGTGTTAAGACTATGCTGACTCGTCGCGGTTTGGCCGCAGCCGATTACGACGGCGCCGCCAAGGCCGCTAAAGCAGCAGAGTAATTACCTTGTAGGTAATACAGCAACCGTGGTGGTTTCACTACGGTTGTTTTTTCGTGTTCGTTGGGGAGATATAATTGAACGTCGCTAGTGCGCTCATCAAGCAAATATTGAGCATACAGGATTTTGAAACCTGGAGCTATGTGCGTAAGCACTATTTGCCGAAAGAGTACCACACTATTTTTTCCGTTATTGATAAGCACTGCGAGTCGTATCATAAACTTCCGTCTGTCGAAGAGCTAAAGTTATCCACTAGAGATACCTCTACTCTCGATAAGATATATGCGATAGAAACTCTTGAAGTTGATACAGACCCATATATACTTTTACAGTATCTTAAAAACGAGTTCACTCAGCGAGAGATACTGACAGAGTTAGATGAGTATGTAGAAAACTCAATTTCTTTTGAGGATGCAGAGGAAAATGTCCAGCATCTGCACGATATTATTCTTCGAGTTGAAGAGAAGGTAGAACTTGAAGAACCTCAAGAGAGTATGCAACGTATCTCTCTATTTGAGGATGAAGAGGAGCTTGGAAAGTACCTGCGCCTCGGTTTGAACACACAATATGATAATCTGATTCAATTCTCCCCGAAGGATCTGATTCTTGTAGGTGGTCGACGAGGCGCAGGGAAATCTCTTACTTGTGCGAATATTGCAAACTCAGTATATCAAGACGGCAAGTCTGCATTATACTTTACTATCGAAATGGATTCCAGGTCGATACTTCAAAGGCTTTGCTCTATCGCTACAGAGGTGCCGCAAGGGCGCCTACGATCCAAAAACCTTAGTGTAACCGAATGGGAACGTGTTGCAGAATGGTGGGCAGGTCGCTTTCAAAGAGGGCAAGACCTTCTTTCAGAATATAGAGATCATCGTAAGTTCGATGACTTTCATAAAAAACTTACTACTACCTGTGACCTTAATCCCGAAACACAGTTAGATGTTATCTATGATCCTTCTCTTACGTTGGGCAAGATAAGAACTGAAGTTGAAATGAAAGTAAAATCTTCTATGGATATTGGTGTAGTCATTGTTGATTATATTAATCAAGTAAAGAGGTCTAATCTTCCTAGTAGAAGCGGTCAGTACGATTGGACCGAACAAATAGAAGTAAGTAAAGCTCTTAAGTCTATGGCGCAGGAGTATAAAATACCGTTCTTCTCTCCGTATCAAACGGATGCAACAGGCGAAGCTCGGTTTGCAAAAGGTATTTTAGATGCTGCTGATGCAGCTTTTTCTCTTGAACCATGGCAGCATGAAGATAGTTGTGTAACTTTCAAATGCGTAAAAATAAGAAATAATGAGCCCATAGATTTTACCTCCACTATGGATTGGGAAACTCTAAAAATGGGCCCTGAGAATGCTTTGACTCCGGATCAAAGAGAGGACTCCTCTCATAAAACTGGAGAAGAAATACAGGATATATAAAAATATTTCTTGACTCTCCCGTTGATTTGTAGTATAATATATACTTCGATCACGGGAGTTTTTTATTTATGGGGATGATATATGGATCGTTACGCTATGATGTCACGGGAAGAAAGAAGCGTAATTATGCGCGAAAAACTAAGGTTAGCACGAGAGGGAGTATTCATGAGCCTGAACGAGTTAATTACCGCAGGAGTGTGCCTGAATACCCCTCAGCTCCCGAAACAGTTGGAGTTGCCGCTCGGGTGGAGAGCCCACGTTATACAGGAACCCTCGTTAAGGGTATCGGAACCATGCATAAATCCAATGCGGTACCAGTTATCAACGAAGAAGAAATGAAAGATATTGCCAGAATGAGAAGATAGTGCTTGAGTATGTACTATGGCACTTATTTGGATGGGAGAAGCCGGATATGCACGACGCACTTATGGAACATTGGAATACTCGCGATACTTGCCCTAACTGTGGAGAAACTTTAGAAGGGGACGGATATAGTAATGGGAATCCTGTACGATGCCCCAATGCACACGAAGAAGATTGGTGGTACTCTGAGCCTGACAGTGGGCCTTGGCTGTGTAGTATTGATGAAGATAACTATGATGAGCCTACCGAAATGGATGAGTGGGCATCTTTTGATCCGGACTGTTAATGAACGTAGAAGATTTACTTAGCACTAAAGATATTCCTTTCATACCAAAGGGAAAAGATTTTGTTGTTCGTTGTTTGAACCCTGAACACGATGATCGCAATCCTAGTATGAGAGTAGATCAAATCACAGGCATTTTTAACTGTTTTTCCTGCGGCTATAAAGGTAGCATCTTTAAGCACTTCGGAGAAAAAGCAGATAAAATGGAATTACGGCGGCAGCTTTTGAAAAAGAAGATACAAGAAAAAAGATTAGAAGGAGTAGGACTCTCTATGCCAGAGGGTTACGCTCCGTATGTAGGTAACTGGCGAAACATTCGTCCAGAAACTTATAAAGATTTCGAAGCCTTTATACATTCAGGTAAAGACTTCAACGGTAGAATCTGTTTCCCAATACGAGACAGATCGGGTAGAGTTATTGCATTTCAA